AACCACCTATCAACTGCTACTTTTGTCGCCATATAACCTCCTTAAAAAAATTTATCAATAAATGCTTCGGCTAGTATTTCACCTAAGAATACTCCGACTGCAATCATACCTGCACCGAATAGTAGTATTTCCATACGCCCCCCTATTTTTATATTTTTATTATACTATTTATGTCGTCAACTATATCAAAATTGCTATTTGATAACTCATAGAATACTAAAATATTTGTGGATATCATTAAGATTATTAGAATTATCATTATTATAAGCAAGCGTTTAGTTGTCATAGGTTTCCTTTTAAGAAGAAAACTATAATTTGTGCGGCTAGGCCTATAGTTCCACCGACAACCGTTCCGATTGCTGCGATCGTCGCTGCTTTACCTGCAACATCTAAGCCTTTTCTGATTGGCTCATACTTATTCTTTATCGATAAAATATCAGTATTATGATTATCGACAGCTTTTGCTAATTCGCTGTCGACATAACATTTTAAATCGGTTTCTAGCTCCTTTAACTGGTCTAGAGTTACGAGTCCTCTAGTTTGAGTGATTAAAGTATCTAGTTTTTTGTTTACTTGTGACAACTCGTTAGATACGGCTAGTAATTGGTAGCCTTTGACTGGTTGCTCTAGTTCTTGTTGGGAGGGAGTTGTCATAAAAATTAACTATGCTATTAAGCCAATAGCCATCCATCTTATTGTTGGAGTGCTTGTTGCCCCAGCTGTATTAGTATGGCCACATATAATTGTTGCTGATGACGTAGAAGATGCGCTAACAGCTAGATATTCACCAACAGTTCCACCGATATCCGACATTGTAGCAGTAACTACTGGCGCTGCCGAAAACGCATTAGAAAATGAAATAACGTTTGATGCTTCACTATAAGCAGCAGTTCCGATAGTTCCACTAGTTTGTGTGCCCCATAGGATTTGCATATTACCCAGCACAACTCTTCCAGCTGTTGCAGCTGATGAGGTAACATTTCCTGATGCGTCTGTGATTAGAGTGCCTCTAGTAGTCCCGCCGTCAATTTCAGGTAATCCAACTGCTTTATCAGTTGTTATTTTACCGTCTTTAATATTTAAACCATCTATCGTTACACCGTTATCTGTTGTAGCCTCATTAACTGTATCGTTTTCAATTGTTCCACCGTCAGCTACTACGATTGAATCAGCTGTTATATTAGAGTGAGTGCCTGTTTGTTTATGTTGGGAAAGGATCCCATCAACTAATGCATTACGGGCATAAGATGATAACGGGATAAACACCTGTGTTGTTGATCCTGATGAATATATTTGGTCTGAACCATAAACTGGGATTGCGTTAATTGCTAGTGAAGTCCCTGAAGTCACTGTTGCTGACCACTCTGTATATGTTCCAGCCACAAGATTCCCAGAAGTGTCAACTACTCTAATGGCAATAATAATACCGGTATCAATTGGGTAATTAGTTGTTGAGCCGACATTTAGCGATGTTGCTCCAAGCGCTTTACCTGGCGCTGACAAAGTAGTTACAGTGCTAGCTGCTACTTTTTTGAATAAATCATTTTGTGATGCTGCCATTAGATTATCTCCTTATTCGATAATCTTCGTCGAGGCATATCTTTGATTTGTATTATAACATTTTTACTTATTTTTTTCATATTAATCTCCAAAGTAACTGCGAGGTATTTCTATACCAGTCGTTAATACTGTGCTTAAATAATAATCACAATTTATGTTGTCTGTTCTAATTTCCCAACCTATCTGGTTTAGCGTCTCATCAACTTCTAAATTAACAACTTTTACTTGTGTTGACGTAAAGTTAATAACTCCAACATCGTCAGAGTATTGAGAATATCCGTCTGAATAAAATAATTGTCCATAGCCTGTAAATGATGCCATTTGTGTAAACGAATCGGTTGCAAGTGTATTTACCGCTCCATCTTCATCTAGTCCAAATGATAAAACATTTACTGTGCCACTTGGTTGCAATAACTTAAATCGCTGATTTTGGATTGCGCCCATAGTCATTCCGCTATCACTCCAGGTTAAACCCTCGTGAGCTACGCGAGTTGCAAAAGCTACTCCGTTATCTTGCGTGTACACTGAACGTGAAAATTCTAAAATATTTGTACCGTCATAAATGCAAAATGATATTTTACCAGTTGTATTATTCTCAGATAGCCACATAAATTTCGCTGATATAGTCCAGGGCATAATCCAAATACCACCCCTTGACATATCTTTTACCCATATTTGGTTATTTGTTTGGTTTGAAACTGGTAGTGCCCAATAAATCTTACTTTCGTAAACTAATCCGCAAGCATTTTTCATAGCTGATAATGTAAGCATACGAACATCTGGGATTATATCGTTAGATATTGAATTAGTAGATAAAATATTCTGAATATTTGCTGACGTTCCTGTACTCTTAAAATCTTGTCCAGTAGGGTAGTAAAGTGAGTTGTTTATCTCAACTACCGCCCTTGCTGATACTGTTCCAGCCTGTCCGTTAGCCTCTTGAACGTTAGGAATCATGAACGTATAGCCATCAAAACTAGATTGCGTAAATATAATATGGTGCATCTTTCCAGTTCCAGCTATACCGCTAGATAGTGTGCTTACGGCAGGGTCACCTTTACCAGTACGAAATGCCTTAACAGCTTGTGGTGTAGTATCGCCACCATAATTTATAGCAACATAACCACCACCAGAAAACGGCGAGAAGTCACCAACTGCCGTATCGCCACCATCATACCAAAGGTTTTCAGGATTATCGGCATCACCAACACCGTAAAGTGTGCCATCTTTGTTAATCATTGTAGTTAATTTTGGACCGGCAGTTGAGTTACCATCTGGCGCAATTTTAAATACATTAGGATCGAATTGGCCGTCATCAATATACTTTAAGGCATTTACTGTAGTTAGATATTGCTCTTTGCCAAGCTCAAGCCCTATATAGACGTTATACGAGCTTGCGCTTGCAACTGCACTCCAAGTTAATGTCACATATTTAGAAGCCGTCGACCAAGTGCTAGAACCTCGAACAGTATTTGTTTGTATTGTTTCAACTGGCGATGATGCAGACTCGCCAACCTCATTATTTGCGGTTATCTTATAATAATAAGTAAAGTCCGTTCCAACCATACCAGTTACCGCTCCTGTTGGTTTTGATGGAGTCGCAAGTGCGGTATATTTTACTATCGTTCCAGCATCAATATCGTAATAAGTCATCGAATCAGCGCCGTTAGATATGTATACTCTTTTACCAGATTGACAGAAGTTTACGACAGCTGTTGAAGAATACGAATTGTCATCATCAACTATAGCTACCCAAGCATCACCGTCTTTACGAATACATATTTTACCAACTCCACCTATAACTTGCATTGATATATCCCATTTTTCAGGTAAGCCAGACACAATCTTAATAAACGTTCCAATACCTATCATCTCGCCTAATGGTTGTCCACCAAATAATACAAGTGATTCGCGAGGTCGTGGCAAATTATCTTGGTCAAGTGTCATGTTAGTAAGGTCAGACAATGCGTCAAAAGGCATACGAGAATCTGTTACAAAAGACAAATAACCTTTTTTAAATCCTCGACCACTTGCACTACCTTGTGTAATGTTTATTTCTTTTCGTCGTTTTGCGGTTGGTCGTGGAGTATACATTTTAAAGTGTCCAATCTATATCTAAATCAGGACTTATTTGCGGCATATTATTATAAACAGTTCCGCCTTGTAAGAACCCGATATTAAAGTTAGCTGATACCATTTTGATATATAGATCGTTGGCAATTCCAAGTAGTGTTGAAAATTGATCTTCTTTTGCAGGATCGTTGCGAGCTAATTCGCTAGCGACAACATATACAGCCCACTCTGGATTATCGACTGCGACTAAATCAGTAGCGTTTACTATATCATCTGGCTTGTAATAAGCCGGTACAGATAATACTCCACCAACAGATTGATTAGTTGATTCTATAGTATTTACAAAAGTAATAACTTTTGGATTTCTACCAGATAAATAGGTTGCTGCAACTCGTTCTTGTGGGTTAGATAATCCATATTCATAAGTTTGAGTCCCAGAAGTTACTAAAACTTTATCTGATGGTGTTAAAAAATTACGGTGTAGTTTATAGCTTTGTATGCCAGTCTTAATAATTATACTGTGAGTAAATGTTAGTGATGACGCAGTGTTGCTAAATGCTACAGATACGGTTAATGACGTATCGCTTGTAATAGAGTCGATTATTCGTTCAGTCTCTCCATAAACTGTAATTTTATCGCCAATTTGATAATCAGTGAAAAATGTATTAGTACCAGTTAAAATAGTTGTTCCCGTAGTAGCGACTATTCCAGGCTCGTTTGGCGATATCATACTAAAATTAGATACCCAAGTCTGGTCTGAATCAGTAGCCCACTCGTTCTTTTTACGGTTATAAATTGCTAGTACGATATTAGCCTTTTCACTTCCCCATAGAGGAGTTTTACTTTGGCCTTTACCCCTGTATGCCGTATATACTGCGTTTAATAATTCTTGACCAGTCATTACTTTTCTCCTTTAACTGTTATTTTCTTTAATTGAGCCTTACGAATAGTTGGCCTAGTATAATCTTGTGTTCCTCTTAGCAAACTGTTTAATTTGTTAATAGTTTCATTAGTAGTATCTAAAGTTGAACTATCTATTGTCATTTGCTTAGTGCTACTAGCACTACCCGAACTACTAGATGAACCCTTAGTGAACCCACCATATCCCTCATATTTAGATTTATTCCTAAGTAAACTATCTAATTCGGTCTGTAGTTTAATTGATTCAACTGGAGTTATATTTTTATCTTGCATTTGACTGTAGATATTTTTAATCTGTAAGTCTGCCTGTTTTAGCCAACCGTCAATATTATCGTCTGACTTAAATTGTGCTAGAGTTGCCTTATTTAAGTCATATTCATATTTAATCTTAGGAGTTGCGTTAGCTGTTCCGTCATTGTTGCGAGTATATATAGTGCCGTCTTTTTCTAGGAAGTTCTCATTTGATTTTTCAAATATACTTTTTTGTAACTTTATTTTATTATCAGCTGATAGATTTAGGTTAGTTCCGATATCGCCACCAGATAATACATCCAATTTACCAGACTCTCTAATGTCGTTAGTTATTGAGCTTAAAATATCCTTTTTAGTTGCGTCATCGGCCTGTTGGTATTCAGGAGTTGCGATTATATCTTTCATTTGTTGTTGGATATTAGCGCCAGTTGCTTGTTCAAACTTATCTAGTTGCTCTGGTGTCATTTCGATCGCTTGACTTAATACTGACGTCTTAGCAGCCATTTTAGATGGTGTTGACCCTTTTTGGCCAGATTCATATAGTCTATTTAATTCGTCAACAACAGTGTTTTTAATAGGAGTTTTAGAGTTAAATATATCTATAAAAGCCCCTGCTCCAGTTGGCTCTTGCGCCATTGTATTGCCTAACGCATCGCGTCTAGGTAACATAGTATTTCGTAATCCAGGTACAGTGCTACTGGCATAATCTAATACAGTGTTTGCTTCTCTTTGTAATGGATCAAAAGCCTTACCAACGTCTTTAATTATATTTGGTATAACTGATGATATTGTGCTACCGACGTATGATTTGCCGTATCTAGCAGGGTCAGTAAGTGCATTAATAGGTGATTGCAACCCCTTAACAAATGATTGGTCTAGGTAGTCTTTACCTAGTGTTAGTGCGTAATCTGCCGCTGAACCATCTTCTTTATTTAACTCTTCGTTTAACTTTGAACCAGCTAAGAATACTACTGCTTCCGGTCCGATTGAATTTAGTGAGCGCCATTTTCCATTAATCATAATTGAGTTGCGGGGTTTATTTTCAAGTTCCCATTGTCTAGCTTCTTCTTTATCTTTAGGTTGACCGGTAATTAATCCCTGGCTAGCTAAATAAGCGCCTAGCCCAAATACGCCAGTTCCAATAACTCCACGCCCAACTTCTTGCGCTGCTAATCGCTGTAGCTCTGGTACTTCACCAGACATAACTTGTCCAACTTTATCTATACCTTTTACTAATCCAATTGGTGAATATTCTACAATCTGTCCTAAAATAGATGTTGGTACACCTGTAAATGGCATTGTTATTCCGCCGATAAGTTTACCTGCTTCTGTAGTGTTTAGCGCTTGTTTTAATTGGCCAACTACTCTAGTAGCTGCGTTTTTGTCCTTAAATGTTGCAACGTTGGCATCACCGATAGCTATTTTAATCATATCTTCAGTTGGATTTTTTACTAAGCTTTCAATAAATGCTTTATTTCCACGTTTACCAGAATTTATTGCAGTAGCTCCAGCTTGATTATAGAGAGAACGTGCCATTGCAGCATTATAAAATGGTTTATCGCCAGCTCCTAGTAAATTAAATACTGTGTCTGTGTATTTCTTTAATCCTTGCTCAACAGGATTTTTACCCCAAGTAATTCTATTGTAGTCAAACTTCTGTACCATTTCAGTTGGATCATATCCTTTTGTTATGATATCTTTCATCTGTTGGATAGTTGATTTTGACGCAAACTCGCTGATACCTTTGGTTGTAGCTGTTAAAGTTCGTTGTCCAGTTTTTCCGCTCATTAATATGTCAGCTCCAACTCCAGGTACGTCTTTAGCTATTTCAGCAATTCCATGTACAGTGTTACCAACAAAGTTCCTTATATGTGTTCGTAATGATGTTAATAACCCAGCTTTCCAAACTGTTAAAGCCTTATCAACTATTGTTGACGGTATAAAATCGCTAACCATATTTTCTAGTTCATTTAAAGCTATATTCTTTTCCCGGCCGTCTTTTAATAAGTCAATTTCTGTCATTTTATCGACTACCATTTTTTGCTGTTCACCATTTAGTTCTGGTATTTTTCGAGTTGGGTTGTCTCGGTTGTATTTCTTAATCTTTCCAGCTACAGATAGTGATACGGCCTCTGGTGACATATTTTTAAGTAGCGAAAAGGCTTGTACGCCACGACCTAGTTCAGTTCCATGTTCTGATAGATTATTGAATAAGTCAGCAGCGGCTTGATGATTGCCAGCAGCCTGTTGATTCATTGCTTCTTGCATTGTTGCGGCTACTTTTTTATCTAGGTCTTTCGTTGACTTGAAATCTATTATTCCACCTTCGGTAAGTAGTGCCTTAGCCTCTGCCATTAAAGTATCGTTAGTTTTTGGCGTGTATAAGCCTGCTACAGATTTTTTAACGGCCTTGTCGACTATTGGTGCGTTTTGGACTGATTCAACGAATCCACGAGCTTGTGGCGTTGCTTTAGTAACTTTTTTTGGTGTAGTTTTAATTATTTCAGGAGCTTTAACCTCTAATTGTTTCAGCGGAGATATGGCATCTGCTACTTTTTCCCCAAAAGATTGTTCACTAATAACTTTATTGTAATAATCGTAATCTTCTTTAGTTGGCTGGTACACATCGTCTTGTGTAGTAATATATTTTCTTTCATCATCAATTACTTTTTGAGCTTCAGCTATTATTGTTGGGTCTCGCCTTAATTCTGCTATTCTACTTGGATTTTCTCTTAATATCTTTTTAGAATCTAACTCTGATTTTATAGCTTCTAGTACGTCATCGCCTGTTAATGTTAATTCGCCACCATCTGTTTTATATTGCATATCAACAGCTACTTCGTCTAATGCTTTGCCATTAGTTTCTGATAAATAACGCGGTGGGATACCTGCTTCGGTAGCTGATAGGCCAGTGACCTCTATTATACTACTAGGTTTAATTTTTGGTATTCCGTCTGGGAATCGACTATCAATATCAACTTGAGTTAATTCTGGGTAATCTCTGTATATAATATTGTTTATCGTTTGACTTAACTCTTTTGTTTTTTTAGGTTGTATCTGCTCTAGTGGGCTAGTAGTCGGTGTCTTAGTTACTATAGGGGTAGTAATACTATCATAGAGTTCTTTGGCTCTACTTTGAGTAGTTTTTGAAGCAGCAGGGTTTTTGCTAACGTCATATACTAGGTTGGCATTATCGCCTAAGTAACCGCCATTTTTAAATGTCTCTGCTCGGTCCAATATATCTGACAGCTCTTTATCTGACCTAGACACCCTAGCGATCTCTCGCATAATGCTCTGTTTTTCTAGAAGCATATCAGCGTTGACAGCATCGTCTTTACCGAACTTTAGATTATCTATTTCTCGCCAGTTGTTCTTTAGTGTTTCTGTCTTAGCTACTTGTGGGGCTTCATCTAGATTTCTACTAGCAAAGTCTGCTAGTTTCTTAGGGAGAGGTATTTTAGCAAATCCAGAGTCGGAGCGAGGTTTGGTGCTACCGACTAATTGGCCCTCATCGCCATTTATCCATGCTACGTCATTTACGCTAACTTCTTTTGAATAGACTTTACCGCCACTAGCATAATCAGATGCTCCCATTTTAGATGGGGTGACAAATTGTGCATTAATTTTATCTAATGGCTTTGAACTATATATTGTAATTTTACCAGTATCAACAGCTCTTCTGCCATCTACTTTGCTAAAATCAGGGTATGCAAATGACTCTGGGTCGTTAAATGCTTCTTTATATGTCTTTATATCATTAACCGACCTTATACCTGTATGATATTCGTCGGTCATAGGGTTTAATTTATTTATTACGTCTAGTTGTTCCTGTTTTGTGGTAGTTACCTTAGTCTTATCACCGCCAGGTATTTTAGCAAATCCACCCTCTCGTTCACGCTTCAACTGTGCCTTTACTTGTTCTGGCGTTAATTGACGAACATTAGTCTCTGCTTTTATTGGATTTTGTGCATTTTCATATTGTTCAATAAAGTCTATTATTCTATTTTGTCGTTCAAATGGCGTTCCAGTTATGATATCTATACCAGCAGTTTGTGCTGCATTGCGAGCCTGTCTATTAAGTTCGTTAATAGCTGTAATTGTGGCAGGGTTGGTTGTATCTTTTAAAAACTTTGAGCTAGGATTAATCATTTCAGCATAATCAGTTAGTGTGTATGCTTCATTTTGATTTACTTTATTAACGTCATATTTTGGTTTGGTATCAAGAATTTGCGGAATTTTAGCAATTATATTAGCTTGGTTATTGTCTTTTATTTGCTGAATAATATTACGTCGCTGTGCTGTGTCTGTGGTTGCGTCTAAACTTTTAGCTAACTCTTTTGTTCTTCCAAATGATGATAGCGTTGGCGAACTACCACTTAATGGGCTAAGTAGCAGAGATGATGCTCCAGTTGTAACTGCGTCTTTAGCTACCTGCAATGGGTCAATTTTACCAGTTAAATATTGTTGTGCTCCAGCGCTTATAGCGCCACCAGCTAATGTTGGTGTTATAGCACTTTTAGCGGCACTTTTAAATGATTGCTTTAAAGCAGTTTTTGTTGCTTGGCTGATAGCGCCTTTAGTTAAAGCTTCTCTTGTAGCGCTTTTAGTTAATCCGCCAATACCAGACTTAACTATTCCGCCAGCGCCTAAGAAATCTAACGGCGACAAAGCAACTCCAATATTCTGCATAGTTCTCATTTTGTTTTGGGTATCTTTATCTAATTTATTAAAATCAGAAGATGACATATTAAAATCAACTTGCGAACGAATATTATTTATGTCATTTGCTAATTGTTTATTGCTGGTACGGCTTGCAATACCTTGTACAATAGCTGGTGCTGCTGTTATAGCCGCTCCAAATCCAGGCACATATCCACCAATTTGTGCGACTTCTTTCATATTAGTAAAAGTTTTATTACCGTAATCTACTGCCTTACGAGCATTTTGTGATAATTGATTAGCAGACGCAGATGTCTGGCCTAGGTAATTCTTTACTACTGGTGATGTATAGTCTTTTGTTTTGCTTGTGTATTCACTAATAGCCTGGTTACGAGCTGTATTCTCGGCACGTTTTTTCCAATCTCTGTCGCTAACTAATTTCCCTAACCAATCAACACTTTTTGACTCTTGGTTTATAGCTGTTGGTAATTTTGCTTTATAAATTTTATCAATAGATGACTGTTTAATAATCTGTTGTGATTGTGGATCGCCACGCTGTGCAAGTGTTGATCTAAGTGCATTTTGATTAACGCCAGTATTCTTGGCATAATCTTCAATCGTAGTCTTTTTGTTACCACTATAAAAGTCAAATCCACCGTCAGAACGCTGCTTAAAGGTGTATGCCATAATGGTTATTAAACTCCTTGGTTAAGTTCTTTTTTGCGCTTTAGCATATTCAAGTAGTAGTCATTTGTAGATTGTGACTGTGCATTAATTTTAGCAGGGTCTACTTGATATGTGCTTAGTGCAGGTGCTTCTTTAACTGAATAATCTGGCTTGTATTTACTAAACAAATCAGCTAACTGAGTATACCTATCGTTCATACTTGCGTCTAATGCAGATGCGCCAGCACGAGCTTGCTCATATCCTTGTCCGCTTGCAAGGCCACGGTTAATAATAGCTTGTCGTTTTTGAGACTCAAGTTCATTTTGTGAGCCTAATACGCTTGCTTCATAATCTTGCAAACTCTTCTTGCGTTGGTTAGACAAATCTTGGAACGTAGTACCAGCTGTTGACTCAATATTTGCTAAGTTTTCGCCAGCAGTATCAGTTACGGCCTTGCGACGTGTTTCAGCTGACCTATTTACCATAAATGGTGCTAATATTTGTCCAACACTCGAACGGCCAGCGTTAGCGCCTTGTAGTAGCCTATTAAGGTTATTTATTGATGTGTTGGCAAAAGTTCCAACTTCTCCATAACCTTTTTCTTGGTTTTGAATATTCTGTAAGCGTTGTTTTTCAAAAGCTTGCTCTTGTAGTGCTTTAGTATTTGCATATTGTTCATCTATGCCTTGGATACCTTGCTGTCTTTTAGTTGCAGCGTATCCTAATAGTCTTTCAAGATTAGATATTTGGTCATCGTAACTAGCTACTTCGTTAGATTTGTTGGTTGCTAACTGTTGTGCTTCTTGTGCTGCTTGTGCTGCTTGTTGATTTGCTAGCCAAGTATTATAGTCCGAAGCGCCTAATACATCACCGTCTATATTAGACGTTGCTGTTGGTTGCGTTGCACTAACAGTTGTTGGCGATGTACTTTTAGCTAAGTTATAAAATGTGCTAGTAGTGCCAGAAATGGGGCTACTAGTTAGCTGTAGCGGTTGTCCAGTGTTAATATCATATCTATCGGTATTGGCCGTATTTTGGCCACCAGCTAACATCTCTGAAATACCAAGTTCTGGTAAGTTAGCGGCCGTACCTAAATAATCTACTACGCCACCTACTGCGCCAGTTACGCCTTGCGCTGCGCTAGTTGCTGTCTTTGCTAAATCTTCGAGAAATCCCATTGTTTTTACTCCATTTAAATAAGTTAATGCCATTTCCTTATTTTGGTAAGATGGAGTCCAACAATGTGGTTGGTTACATTATAACACTATTTATGTTATTTAATCTTCGTCTGGTGACAATTCATAAAAATTAATCACCATATTTAAATCAGCAGTAGTGCCGCTTACATTTTGTAATCTTAAAAGTAAATCATAGCCTGGGTTTATAATTGTCTCAATACTTTCACCACCAGTACCGCCAGCCCTAATTACAGCTGCTCCTGTTATTCCAACAAAATCATTACCTCTTAAACTACCTAAAACGTTAATAGTTGGGTTTATACCAACTATAGTAGTGGCCGCTGTAGTCGAACAAATACACCTATTAAATGGAGTATACGCTGTTCCAGCACTAGTATATGTAGTACCTGAATATGTTTTAAAATAAGCCTTACCCTCTGATGAAAATGTAATTTTTGTGTGAGCATCATTTTTAAATCCAGTTAAATGAATATCTAAATATCCATTATTAGCAACTGCCAATGATATATAACTGACTGTAAAAGTTTTTTTACGATGCACCATGTGATGCTCCCAATCTATATGATTGAGAGCTTTTGTTAGCCTATCTTCATTAGGTAAGTATGCCATTACATTTGTACCACAATCTCTTGGCTAATTGTTGATGTATGAGCCATTAAAAATCCAACTGTGTATTTTTCATCACCATCTATTGCACAATAAGTAGCTACTCTGTCACCAGCAGCAGCAGTACCAGACTGAATCCAATCAGTAGGCGTAAATGGACTTAACACCCTGTTTTTAACGTCAAATCTGTATATTTGGTTAATCGCTGATGCAGTATATGAGTTTAGGTAACCAAATTTGCCCTCATTATCAAATGGCGCATATTTTCCGCATGAACCTGTTGTTAGTGATACTAAACCATCATAAACAACAGCGTTAGACCATGCGCCAGTAGTTCCACCGGAAATATCTAATACGTCTAATGTAGATGCACCACCTCTAAATGAATATATAAATGAGTGTCTAGCATTTTTACCAGCATCAGGTTGGATGCCAAACGAAGCAAACGTAGTGCAACCAGCAGCCATATTGCCACCTCTGTTTCCAAAATAAGTAACGTGCCATGCATTATTTGCAATTGAGTTAGTTCCATTATTTATCGTTGCAGTACCATAATTGTATGTATAAGTTACTGCCGTCGCACTTGACCAAACTAACAATAAATTTGGATATTCAATAACGAATTTTGCATTAGCCGATGGTTGAACCGCCCAAGCACTACCTAATGTGTAAACAGGTGTTACATAAGAGCCTAGAGTTCCACCTGTATGTGATGCAACAATTCGTCGTTGACCAACTGCAGTTGGGATAGCTGTATCCTCTACGATTCTAATTTGGAAATTTCGATATTCATTAGTTAATACGCCAAAATCACCGCCACTAGCCTGACCAGAAATTGAACTTGCTGCCGTTGCAGTTGCAGTAAGGCAATTCTTAACTCCACAGGAACACTCTAGGTCATAAGTTCCAGCTCCAACAACAAATCCCTCACCTGGTTTTCTATTGTATGGAACATACTGTTCATCAAGCGCAATACCTGAAAAATCAGTTGCTACTGTAGCCGGTAAGTTAGTGTTTGATAGCGAAGCTAGTAAGTTTGTGGCAACTTCAAATGACCTAAATGACGTTGCTGCCAACGTACCAGCGTTAAGCATAAATAACCTACCAGATAATATCTCATAGGTATCACCGTTTGCAGGAGTAAATGTAAGCGGAGTATCTAGGATTAACGTAGGAGTTGTTCCGCCAGTGTTGCCAATTATCCAACGTTCTTCAATTTTCCCTGAACTTCCAGCAGCATTACCTTTAATCATTATTTTAAAGCCATAATCACCAGAACCACCTCTGTTTGCTAGCATATTTACACCGACTGCCGTCATAACAGTTGTTGTAACTATAGAAGTAGTTGACGAACCAACTCCAATACTACCAGTTAGGCTTTGTGACGGAGCGAATACTGCACCAGTTCCAGCGCCAAACGTACCGCCTAGTCCTGGTGATTGCATAAAGTTCCAAGCTTTAGATATGAAATTATACCTATTTAATACGGTCGAAGAGGCTAATTGATAAACAAATGGGTTGCGAGATACATCATTTCTTAAATCAACTGCAAGGCTCATACCAGCAGCGTGAGCGTTAGGAGTAGGAGCTACTTGCACCCACATTTGTCTATCTATTACTTTTTTAAAATTATTGCTCATATATCCCCTTTACGCTATTAAACTTCTATTATTTGTTGCCCAAGCTGTCATATTGTCCATACGCTGTAAATGGTCTGCTGGAAATGACCCAAGATTAGTTAAGTTAGTAACTGTCGTTAATGAACCAGTTACTTGAGCCCTCATTTGGTTAGCCGACTTATCAACATAAGATGGGTTAGCTATAGTATATAATAATCCTCTAAGTATCGAATTTTCATCGACTATCTGGTTTAATAGTTCTATTATTTGTTCTTGGCTTATTTCTACAGGTATTTTACCGTCGGCTGTTAGTATAACATTTTTAGTTATTCCATTAGTATCAGTGTATGGCGATCCATTTCCACCGCCACCGCCACCGCCAAATTTTTTCTCTGATATAGTCTTTAAATGTTTATTACTTTCATCAAGTTTCTTTTCAATTTTAGATGTATCAGTCGGTAATTGTTCTGGTATATAAATTTTTGGTATTACAATTGACTGAATTGCTTTAAGTATATTTTTCAATTCATCTTTATAAGAATCTGGTTTATCAATATTAATAATCGGAGCTTCGACTTTTAAGTCTAGCGCCTTTATTGCTTTTTCTAAACTAGTCGTATCAAGCTTGACTTCTGATAGATTAGATACTTTAATACTGTCTTTTTGGTCTTTTGGTTGTGGTATTTTAGCAGGTAAAAGTGTTATTTCACGTTTAAGAGCATTTAAAGCGTCTATAACAGGTTTTTGGTCTGTTTTGGTACTTAATACCATTTTTGATAGATTCTTTAGCTCATCAACGACTTTTTCGGTGTCTGGTGTACGGATTGAGTCCAATTGGTTAGTTAATTCAACTTTACTTATTTTTTTGTCCATAAAGTTGAGTAATGAACCAAAAGCATTTGCAATAGTTTCCTCAACAGAATCAAAGCGAGCTAATTTTTCGGAGTGCATTTTGTCATATTTAATATCAGCCTCTTTATTTGCTTTATCATTATCAAAATGTTGCCTTAAACTAGCCCGCTTGTCCATATTAAGCAGCCACTACCAATCCGTCATTGCTAATAGGTTTCCATATACAGTGGTATGTTAAAGCGCCAGATGTAATGTTTGCAGTGCGAACTGTTTGGATAACGTTCTGTCTAACAATTTTTTCTGTAGCAATTGTAGCTAATTCGATACTTGCGTCAGGAGTTGCGTCATGCCAAATTTCGTTTATTGCGATGTTTGTTGCTGTAGTAAGTGGTATTAATCCAATTGTACTAAGTGCAGTTCCAACTTCAACTGTTGCGGTTGCACCTTGTAATGTAGTGTTACAAGTTGCAAACAACTTCATCATAACTGTACCGGTAACAGTGAATAATGTTGCTGGGTTTCCAGTTCCATCGAAGTCACCTGGGTCATTAGTAGTACCCCCTGCGAAAGTCATTGTTTTGCTTGCGTAAGCGCCAATTCCTGCTGCTGCTTCTGCTACTTGACCTCTTGTAAAATTATCTGCCATTTTATTGTCTCCTCAATCATCACCCATTAATGAATTAGTCGTATCTATGAGTAGTGATTGGTTAAGTTATTAAGGTGAACAGTTTTATAACGTGTTCAGGTTAGGGTAATAACTAAGCGTTATTTCGTACCCAAATTCCGCGTAGACCGTTTACGAATCCACCGTCAGTTGCACCAGTATTAGTGATAGTAATTTCATCACCAACCTTAGCTGTTGCTGCCGTGTTTTCAAATGGTTTTCCGTCGGTTACTGTACCGTCAACACCACCAGTTACTTTGTCTGATGCGTTTGGAGTAACTTTGATGAAGTTGCCATCTGCGCCTGAACCAGCTGTTGAGCCGCTCTTTGGTACGCCACCGTTACGAATTGTAAATGTACCGACTACTGCTGTAGCTGGTAAAACAACTGCACCGTTAGCGTAAATAACGTTTTGAACGTATCCACTGTCATCAAGTGTTAGGGTTTTAGCTTCTGTTACGTTGACGGCTTTACGGCCATCAGGTAGTGTATAAGCTGTTGAATTGGCTGGGTTTGCCATAGTATTAAATTCCTTTACTTATTATCTATTGTTAAATTGTTCTTTTGATATTAATTTACCGTTGAGCCTATACTGAGTTACGCCATTTGAGGCGATTGATTCAGTATAGGCATCTTCGGCTGGAGTTGCTTGAGGTACTTGAGTTGGAGCGTCTATTTTTACCCAACCGCATCTGACAAAAGCGTCAATCATTGGTGAGCCATACTCTGGGGTCGTATTCTCCAGTAACATTTCTGCGCCAGTTTCTTTTTGCCTGTACCAACCGCTTGGGTTAATCTTTCGTCCATCACCGTTTGTCTCTTGCATTTTTATTCTCCTTTAATTATTAAGCTTTCGTGTATATTCTGATACCAGTTGCTTTTTGTCCTAAGATAAAGCAGTCATGGTAACGTCGGCCTTGTACCAACCAGCCGTCGATGTTTGAATCGTTGTCTAGTGTACGGATCATATTAAACTTGTTAATTGCTACTGATACACCCTTACAGGTAATCATGAACTCGAACTTAGTTACAAGCATTGAGCTTGGTACTTTCTTGATAGTCAAGCCATCAACTTCACCGATAATACCTTTTTTAAGGTCGGCAACAGTTGTGTCGCAAGCTTTCATGAACTCTGGGTCACGTTTCAATAGGTTGTAATTCGTTGGAGTGATCCAAAGAGTACGACCTGCTGCTGGGTATTTCAATTCATCAAGTGCTGCATTTTGAGCAAGAATTAATGAGTAGATTGTGTTGTAAGCAACTGCTGTACCACCAATAACACCTTGAGTGTTGCTGATAGCGTAAGCTGTGTGTACGCCTAGGTTGTATACGTCGGTTGCTGGTACTGATACTTCACGAACTTGTCGTTTAACAAATGAAGCGGCTTCAGTGACCATTTGGCTATCTTCATAGTTACCACGGTCGATAGCTGCGTTAAATGCCTTGTCTTGTGATAGTGTCAAGGTTTGTGTACCTGTTCCAACTTCTGTTAGTTGACCAAAACGGCTACCGTTAATCTCTGAACGGTTGTAGTCAACTTCTGATACTGTGTTTACGTTGTAGATAGTAACGCTATTTTTGCCGTTAAATTCTAGACGAATATCGCTTTTAAATGCGTCCATTGTCAATGATTCAAGATATACTCTTTCATCGACAACTTTCAAATGTGCTGCTGCATAATTTTGAGCCATGTGATTTGTTCCTTTTTTAGTCAGACTTCAAAATATCGAGGATTGGGTCTTTAGCTGTAGCCTTTGGTGGAGCTGCTGGTTTGATGTCTGCGCCTGACCTCATTTGCCTGCCTGCTCGTACTTGCTGGATAGCGCCTGATTTGACTGCACCCTGTAATAATTCTGCTGTCTCTGTTAAATGATTAAATAATGATCCTTTAACTCCAACCATATTACCTCTGTTATCGTAAGTTATATAACCAGCGTTATAATCTCTTATTGCTTTGTCATACGCCTTTTGATTAAACTCTTGGCTGTCTGGGTTAAAGATTTGTAGTGACGGATCGGTCTTTGCTCTCTCGAATTCGTTTACTAATTTTTCTTGTGTGTTTTCAACGATTTCTTGATAGCGTTGTACTTCCATAGCACGAAGTCGTTGGTCGTAATCGTTCTCTGCTTCATCGACATAGTCTTTGTTTTGATTTTGAATACGGCTACGTTGTTCCTCTTTAAAAGCTTGCCTTTCTTCATAGCGCCTACGAGCTTCCTCTTTAGGGTCTAGCTCAACCTGTTCGTCTGTTTCTTCCGAATCATCTGAACTTAGCTCTGCGGTCTCGCCCTCTGCTGATTCATTAACTTCGGCGGTTTCAGTATTATTTTCTGTATCTGTTGCGTCGTTAGTGTCAGTATTTTCAGTAACACTAACCTCTGTTTCTGTATCTTCCAATACACTTAATATTGGGTCTTGTACTGAGTCTTCTTCCATATAATCTCCATTTTTTACTGCTGTTGAATAGGTAGCGAACCTCTATCTGTTAGTAGATGAATCTATTGCATGGGGAGCAATCTTGGATAGTCTGCCCATTGGGTTGCGTGACTATCCGAGACTACCTCTCAATGGTACTATCGCCCACTCTCCTTTATCATTTTTCGTTAGCATTTTATCTGACGGTATGCGTTGCCTAAATCTAGTTCCACCCTCTGTAATCCCAACTAAATAATTACCATCTTGGTGTAAATGGGTTATATTGCTAAGAATTGGCATAGAATCAAAATCAAATTCATATTCTGGTTTTGACTCTATCGCCTCATCTTTATATTCCATTACTTTTTAACCTCGTTAAGGGCTAGAGTGAATTTAGTCTTTAATGTATCTAAATATTTACGATAGCGAGCTGCTGCTTTAAGCTCACCACGCATAATTTGGTCATCGTCGCTAGTATTATCTACATAGTCAGCGATAAATTGAATAGATAATTGGCGCTCTGTTTCAATTGCGTCAATTAAACTTTGCAATTTAGGTGTTAATTCACCAATTAGAGCTTTTTGCTCTTGTAATATTTTTTCAGTGTCTTGATTGACTTCCTCATTACCAAAAACACCGTTTGGATCACTATCTACGCCTGTGTAAAGTGCTGAATCATCCATTATTCGCCTCCTTGTAAGAATTGTGCTATTTCTTCCTCTTTGAACCCTTGTGACCTAGCTTCCATAACTGCCATAGCCTGTGTCTCGTCAATTCCATACATAGCCATAGTATCTTCAATTGTTATTTCCTCTGGCTGTTCAATTAATTCTTCTTCTGGCATCTCTTGTGGTGTATCACCGCCCATTTGTTTTGGTATTGGTTGACCGGTTAGTGGGTCAATAGCGGCATTGTCTGACTCCATCTTAGTAAGCACTTTATCCATACCCTCTGCGCCACTAGCTGATGCAACACGTTTAAATGCTTCACCAACATTAAAGTCGTATCCTGATTGCTGAATCATAGGTAAAATATTAGGATTGCTTGCTACAATATCAATTAGTTCTAGCCAGCGATTCTTCTCATCATTATTAGATTCTGGTCGTGGGTCATACTCAAACTTAAATGTATCGCGCAATTCTTCGTAGATAATAGGTATCTCGGTAATTGACGGTATATCTTCTGTCATTGGGTTGTCATCAAAATATCCAGCGCTAATCAATCGAGCTTTATCTTCTTCGGCAATCTCTAGTAAATCAGCGCCTTGCATTTTAGCCATGTGTATATTCATCATCTTTTCAGCCATACGAGCAGATGCTTTATCAGCTTTGTTGCGTAAATAATTGTCTTGTGAGTTAGTACGCTCTTGTTGCATACTTACGCCAGCAGAAGTCTTTGAAAATGTAGGGTTGCCACTAGTAGCGCTTACTGAACCATCTGTACGGCCTTGTAGCGTCTGTAATTGGCTTTTATATAGGCCAAAGTTACTAGGGAATTGTGTGTATACAGAGTTCGTGTTCTGCATAATTTCAAAGTTAGCATTTCCAGTTTGCCAGATAGCATTTGGTGCGTGGACAATCGTATTCATGTTAGCAGACTCAAGTGGACCGGACGCTTTAGTAATAGGCTGTAGGCCTAATTGAGTAGCAAGTACATGGGCTTGCGTCATGTAATCCAAAACGTTTTGCGTTGGGCCTGCAAGTTCAACACGTCCAATACCATAAGGACTCTCTAATGTCTCATAACAGTATTGCATTGTGATAGGTAAGTCACCTGTTGGGTCTGGGTTTAACCAACTATCATTCTCTCCCCTTAGCAACGTTCCCTCTGGCAAATGCTTTGAGAACATATAAAATGGAGCATCAACACCTCTGTTAAAACAAACAGTAGTCTTAATACCTGAACTGTAAACTTGTTTATCACGTTCATTGATGTTTTGCTCTTCTAACTCCTTAGAAGTCATACCCATATCAGCTAGTTGCTTTAAGGCATCAATATTCCATGAGTTATCAGGTGTTCTGCCCTCTTTTTTAGCAAGTTTAATTTCAGCTTTTTGCTGTTCGACAATATTTTGTAGTTGTAATTTTGTGAAGTAAATGTCTAAGAATATATAATCACAATCTTCATCAGAGAATTTGCCCGGCTCTAACTTAACGTTACGCACATAAGGTAATGACCAATCGCAACCAGTGTACTTGTCATTTGACACATAGAAGTTGTAACGTGGCTGTGCGCCATATTTTGTTGACCTATATAATGCTATCTGTTCTTTAGAGAAGAAGTCAGTTTGAGTATTAGCATTTGGAACAATTTTCTTATTCCAAATGATAGTGGCTAGTTCACCTAACCATGCTTTTTTTGAATTAACCGACTTGAACTTGCCAGGTTGCATAAATGGCAAAACGTTCATCTGGGTTTCAATTAACGACGCTGCGAGTGAACCGTCATTAACACGAGGCATATTTTTAGCTAAGTTTTTAGATAATTTATTGCCAGCAATGCGTTCATATTCATTAAAAGGCTTGAACCAATCATCAGCAACTTTAGTCGCTTCGTCATATTGTTTAATAAGTTCTTCGGGTTTTAGATAGATGCTCATTAGATTTCCTTATATCGGTAATCTACAATGAGGCATACTCGTTAGTTTGTATTATAACATATCACAATTCTATGGTATAGTTTTTTGTCAACAATCTTAGATAGTGGGTCTTAGGGTCAGCTTCTATTATAATTGTTACTTTATTAGTCTCTTTATTCTTGATTAACTCTAAGCCTTTTAATAACTCGGTCATAACTTGTGATTTATCCTGTATCATCATTGGAATTGAATACTCAACTTTGGTACTTTTTAATTTACCATCGTAATAACCCTCGTATGTGATTTTCTTACCGTATTTTAAATCCATAACCCCCCTTAGTTAACCATAAAGTTTTGTGGCCTATATTGTGGCACTTTAATTGTATTTTGTTTCGGCCTTAATGTTTCCATACCATACCTAGCGGCATCTAATAAATGGTCAAGCCCTCCCTCTGGTACTTTTAATATATTTCCATCTTTATCAGTTTTCCATAAATAGTTACGGTATTCTTTAATTAGGTTAATTGAACGCTTTGTGATGCTAATTTTTTGGTCTTGAACATACTGGATACCCTGATTAACTGAACCTTGCCCTTTATTAGCTGGCAACACATTAACCCCATATTCTTTAAGCTCATCAATACTTTTAGGCTCTGCGCTATCCGCTACTACTAACGCTTGGCTAAGATTATTTATAGTATCAGCAATACGCTTATTACTCATACCTTTTTGATATAATTCTTCGTCAAATATATATCCACCATTATAATAATAAATTCCAACTAGTGCTGCAGGATCGTTAGAGTATCCGAAGTCTAGCCCATGTCGCTCAAGTCTTGCCTCGTAAGGTATGTCATCAATAATCTGCCAATTTTTGTATATCTTACCTTCGACTTCACCGAGTTGGCCTAGCCCGTATACCGCCCACCAGTTTTTATTCATTTTATGTGATTCAATGTCTTGAACTATATTATAGTCAAGCGCTTCATTATCTTTGTAAGTAAGTGTTATAAAATCATGGTCAACCTTGTCTTTTATTTCAGTATAGTACCAAAATTCATTTGATGGATTCCAGTCTCCCCATATAATCTTTTTAGTACGAACTCTTAACTGGTCAAATGTCTTATAGTCAACGTGATTACACTCATTCACAAACAGAATATCACGCCGCGGCCCATGTGCTTTGCCGGAATCAGTTGAAAAAAATTCTAGTTTGGATCCAGTTTCAAATGTATATGTCGAAGTTGTTTTATTCCAGTTGCTATCTACCCAATAGCCACGAGATTTCATAATATTCTCAAAATCTAACATAGCACCAAGTCGAAGATGTGGAAATGATTCAGAGACTACAGATATTAGTTCAGTTTCTCCGTTGTTAGCCGGTGGGTAAGCTAATGCCCGATCTATTATCCAAACTAGGATTGATATAGTCTTAGACGCAGATGTACCACCACATACGAACCTTAGGCGCTTGCGTAAGTTAAATATCTTCTTGGTTGCCGTTACGTCCTGAAAATTCATTTATACCACCTATGACGTTATTTTTTGTTATTTTTTATATAAAGCCATATTTTTTGGCATTTTAAAATTGTATAATTCTATAATATATCACTAGACGCATTATTATCATCAGTTTTTAGGCTAATACCGCCATATATAGGTTGCGGTAGCGCTTTACCGTCCGAAGTGACGTCTAGTTTATCACCATATTTTTTAGGTTTCATTTTAGCCATTAACCACTTACGAGTATCAGCACGAAGTCTTGATCGTTGGATATGCTCACCGTTTAACTGCCACGACTCTGCGCCATCTTTGCCTGTTTTAACCATATAATCATTAGATCCATCATCAACAATATCAAGTAGTTCTTCTGCCATAGCCTCTGTACGTTCTTGAGTGGCTTTTTCGTATTGTTTCAGAAAACTGTCATGTTCTCTCATCCATTTGAATATAGTAGCTGGTGCTGGCATATCTGCATTAGTGCAAGCTGTCCTTAATGAGTCTCCATTAGCAATTAATTCGCAAAACTTATCTGCTAGTTCTTTAGTATATTTTGATGGCCGTCCATTAGGTTTATTCATTTATAGTAACCTTATCTACCCACTTAGATTTTTTACTTGGCTTTGGAATATCGTTTATAACTAATTCGTTAGACTTGTATAGGTTTATTTGTTTAGACCAAATACGACCGTCTTTTATTTTTACTATTTTATAATGATCGCTGCCGGTATTATTATTAAACGTTAAAGTTTGGCCTACTTTTAGCTTTGATATAGCGTCATCGCTAAATACATCTGTCATTTCTATTTTCCTTGAGTTCACAATATACCACCTATTGTTATTATTATTAATACTATAGACACCAATATAATAGTATTTGGAGTTACAAAATCCTCTTGATTATGTTTCATGGTTGTATTATATCACTAGTTTAGTTATTGGGTATATAAAAAGATAGCCAATTAAGGCTATCTAGTTTTATAATATAGTTCGTCGCTTAATGTCTTGTTTTATTTCTCTTAAACTACGGTCAAATTCAAACTTTAGACTAAGCTTCTCTAGTTTCGATTTACAGATGTAAACTCCGTTCGTTAAATGATATTCAATTAAGTGTGGGCTACAATACACTTAATTTTTAATGTGTTTGTTTTGTATTATTATACACCTGTTGGTAGCTGTAATGTTATTTACACTCCTTATAGTTATTCTTACCATGGCAGTTATAGCCTTTTAATGATTTATTGCAAACTCCTAATTTATGCTTGATAGCTTTTACTAATAAATTTATACTCATTTTTATAATCCTTTTAGATTTTCTTAAATTTTACAATCTTGCCAGTTGACGTTTGGATATAGTGAAATGAAAACATTGTCTCTTTAATCAACTTATATCCTCGACGGCTTTTTGATCCACCTTTAGCGCCTGCTGCGATTGCTCTGTCGTTATTTAGTGCGAACCCTTTATCTCCAGTGTGTTTTCCACCTTTAGAACCGATAGTCCTATAAAAATTAGGGTCTTTTGCTAAGTTTTTAGCGGCTGTTTTTTTTGCTCCGATTTTAGTTCCACTCACGTTATTTCTCACTTTCTATATATTCATTAATTAACATTTTTATCTCTTCTTTTGGCCAACACATATATGTTGATAGATACTCTGATAGTTTATCTATATCTATTTCAGTCATACCTCTTCCCAATCTGATAATATGAACTGGTAAGTTGTTACGAATTTTGCGTAGTCATTATCTATAACGTTTTTTATGTCGTTCCAAACTAATGACCTTGTTTCCCAATGTGCATACTCTACTAACACATATTCGCTAGGTAAATGAGTGACGTTTATTTTCATAGCCACTCCTCACCAACTAGTTGTTTGTCGCATTTGTCGCAACATATAACACATACGTTGTATTCTTCATAATCGCCTGAGCTTGCGTCATATCTATATTCAGTAACGTCTTGTTCAACTGCACCTGCGTGATTACAGGTTTCTATGTATCCGTCGCATTGGCTATAAACTGTTATTGGTTGCGTTAAAACACTTGTATCTTTAACCGTTATTTGCATTTGTTAATCCTTTCTACTTGATTAATACTTTAATATTAACACAAGCTATAACGATTAGCAATAGTCTTATTTTAAGTTATTATTTATATCATCTAATTTAGCTAAAATTAGGCTTACCCAAGATAGAGAGATGAAGAATATAAATTTCATATCGTTGTCGATCGTTACAATCGCCATTATTATAAAAATTATTGGTAGTAGTTTATATATCATATTACTTATCTTCTAATTCTTTAATGCGGTCATTTATGTACTTTCCGATGTCTATTTTGATATTTTCAAACTCAATTTTTTCAAGAATTTTAAGCTCTTCAATTTTTGCTTTTTTCTCGGCTTGTTCTAGTAGAGTGGTGAGTTCCTTTTTGAAGTCCATATAATAAGTGGTTATATCTTTATCGCCAACCACAAACCCCATCCTGTATTTAGCAATTATTTTATCTATCTCATCATCTACATTACTCATAACTGGCTTAACCTTTCTCAAATAGTTTTATAAAATCATCTAGCAATATCTCGCCACCCTCTATTCCGACAAAACTGTCATACCAACCAGAGACATAAAAACTACGGTTCTTTTTATTGATTGTAATATCTATACCGCTGAACTTTGAGTCGCCAATATAAATAGTCGTTTGTTTGCCTTTTAATTTTTTAACTTCTACCTTACTAGGTTCATTACTCATTAGAAGCCTCCTTTAGTTTGTTTCGTTCTTGCTGAATAAGGTCAGCCATATCATCGTTGCCATCAAATGGGTGAACTTCTACTTCTAGCCTATCTAATACATTACTTATTGCTTTATTGGTTTGAGATTGTATTTTTTTCATTAATTTATCTGCATCTATGAGGTGTCCGCCAATTACTGGCTGAAACTCACCCTCTATCCATTTATGTATATAAGTTCGTAGCTCTTCATTATTTTGATTTGTCATAAAGCTCCTTTATCTAATAACTCACTATCTTGATAAATATTACCGATTATTTCAAATTCTTTAGGACTAGTATATTCATAAAAATCAATAACAAACGTAATACCATCAGCTAAATCTTTGGTTGCCACACAAAAACTACCACTCATAAACCTAACTTCACCAGTGTTGCAATGTTGTTCGTCAATGCCAACCCCAATTGGATGAATAACTATATCGCCCTCGTATATATCCACCCCATTTTTATCAACTAGCCCAGTAAATTGAGAAAATATAGGCTGTTTATTATACTTATTAAATGGACGGCTATTATCTTCTCTATATAATTCGCCACTGCGACTCATAGCACAATTTGATAGTCCTTTTGGTGATAAAAACTCACCAGTTTCAGCATCAAATGCTCTAAACTTAATGACTCTACTCATTACTTATCTCCCCCTTACTATCTTATAGCCATTTTTTTGCAATAATTCCATAGCTTCTTTAGTGGCATTATCGACTTCTTCTTTTTTAATAGTCAATTCACCATCTAAACAAATAGGCTCGCTATGTATTTCTCTTTTAGCTTTGATTGATAGACATTTTATTGAATTATAGACTCCACAAAACGCATAATATAAGATGTCCCCAGCGTCGATGTCCCTAGCGTTGATGTCCCCAGCGTTGATGTTCCCAGCGTTGATGTTCCCAGCGTTGATGTTCCCAGCGTTGATGTTCCCAGCGTTGATGTTCCCAGCGTCGATGTCCCCAGCGTTGATGTTCCAAGCGGTGATTTTCCCAGCGGTGACAATAATTGATGCATTAATCGAGATTGAACACTCAAATTTAACATCACCTTGAATTGTTATTACTCCGTCTTTAATATCTTTTTCTACTTCTTGCTGTGTTTTATAAATCTTCATATTATTTCCCCCTTACTATATTGATTAGATTGTCTTGAAAAACTCTGGTGGCATCTTCAAATGCTTTTACTTCAATTCCAGCTTGCCATGAATTAGCGACTCTATCCTTGCCTCAGTAATTAACTGCTTGATGGATTGCTTGGCTTCTACTATTTTACTATCTGAAAAAGTCCAGTCTTCTGCCCCGTGATTGTCATCTTCAGCACCAGCGTCTCGGATAATACGAAGTAATGTATCTAATTTTTCATCTATACTTTGGTTAGCTGGTGTGTTCATAATCTAATTCCTTTCGTCTTATAATCCAAGTTTTAGGTATCTTCATAAGTTGTTTGAATTGCTCGCTACACAATTCATCTTCTGGTTTCCAGACTGATGCGATTACAATATATTTAGGTGTTTCTTCTAAAATCCAGCCACACTCTCGCACAATCCACTCTGACTTTTTACCCCATTCTGTTGCAACATCAGCGTCAACCCATTCAAGACCGTTTGCTATGGCATCACACCACTCTAAATATACGAGTTTCATAACAGTTTCTCTAATTCGTGCATTCTCTCACTAACATATATTTCGGTAGGTTCTAACGCTGACTCTTCAAAATCAAGTGGTATATTTTTAAGTTCCCGTATAATTAGACTTACAACCGATTTCTTCGCTTCCTTATAGTCGTCATATTTCCAGTTGGCAGGTGCTAGTATTATATTATCTAGGTCGTTACTTATATCACTCATTATTCATTTCCTTTCTTTTGTAATAGGTTAGGGTGTTCATAGATATTGCCGATAACCATATAATCAACATCACTCATAGACATAAAATCATCGTATCGGTCAAAGTCATAATACATTTCTTTATGTATCGGTGTTATATCTTCCACTTTAAATATATGACCACACAAATCGTCTATTATATCGCCCTCATAAATCTCTTTGCCATTTTTATCGAGGAGTCCAGTGAATTGCATTAGCTCGGCATTACGCCAAAAATCATTAAGACCACCAGCTCGTCTAATATCTAAACGCTCCCCAGTCCTTTCGCTCCATATTATTTCGACAGGCGTAAACATCATCTTATCTTGAATATCCCACGCCCTAAACTTTATTACTCTGCTTGTTGCTTTAGAGTTCATAACTATACTCCTTCAATAATTTGTATTACTACTATAAATAATAAGAATAACACCACAACTATTGTCTCCATGCTTGCTCTTTCAACAGTGCTAACATGTCTTTATTGCTAATATTCATATATCGTGAAGTATCATTAATTCTTGCCATAATAACTAAATCACCATTAAATGCTAAATCAATCTGTAAAATAGCATCTTCCTGCTCTTCTTCTGCTGTTTCACATATTAAGTCGATGATAGCTTGCTTGGCTATGTCAAAGTCATTACTATTTGGTCTATATGCTATATCGTCAAAAGGCGCTAGTATTTCATCTAACTTTTCATTAAAAGTTTTAGTTGTCATAAACTTTGTAGAACTTTCTTATCTCGCTCTAAAATATAGATAGCAAGTTCTAATATTACTAATCTAGGCGTGCCACAACCGTTTTCGATTAAAATCTTAGTTATATCTTGAATTAATGTTTCAGCGTCTGTTGTCATAGTTTTATCCAATCCTAATTACTTCTTAAAAATTTGCGCCATAATTCTAATCTGTTTGACCAGACTGTGTGTTTTAAGCTAAAGATTGAATAATCTAGTAGCCAATCATCTAATAGGTTAGTTTTGTCTAATTGTGACCAATCTTGTTTCATATTTTGCACTCCCATAAATTTGATAATCCGTCGGCAATCATCGCTGCGGTTACATTTGCGTTAGAATACGGATCGAACACGTCTGTGCTATATCCATATTTTAACGCCCTCGCAGGATAGTAACCGCTTAAATGTTGCGCTAATCCACTCGGATAGCCGTTTTCGTAATAGTTATAGTTTACTGCGTCGCTATTCATACTACTTTCGCATTGAATTAGCTGGACAAAACTATCTTCGTCTATGCCATATTTATTAGCGGCATTTCTGACTATTTGCTCAACGTCTGTGGTTGGTTGTTCTATAAATGTACTAGTTATATCGTCTTTTACATCTTCAACGCTTACAAGGGCTTTAAATTGCGTTTTAGCGTTAATTGTCGCACCCTTTTTTATTTTAACTGGTCGTTTAGGTAACTCTTAACTTGTGACTGAACTTGGTTATTAATGTAAGTATTTACTGTTTTATAGCCGTAGATGCCGATAATTCCACCGATCGTCATTGATACAGTTATTAGAATTAAAGTTGTTAATTTAATTGATTTTGGTTGTTTGTCGGCCGCCTTTTTTGCAGCTACTTCTTGTTTTACTTCTTTTACGATTGATTTTTTCATTTTTTATCCTTTTTGTTTTGTTAGTTTTTTATATAGTTTTATAAATGGTAATTTGTATCTGTACATCTTACTCCTTTATCTACTTAATCACCTGCGCCCAGCGCCTTGACGCTATTTCGCTACTTTGCATAACGTAGCTTGAAATGGATTACACATTTTACTAGGTTGGCTTGCCAGGCGTAGATGATTAAGTTGTTAATGTTTTTAACGTTGCAATGCCTTATAAGTTTTGTTTGGCGTGGGCTTCTGCTATCCTTGCTGTTCTTGTTAATCCTTTTCTACTGATTAACTTGTATCTATATTAGCACAACCTTGATAAATAAGCAATATGTAAATGCTATTTTGTGGTATTTTTTAGCTTTTCATCTATAAAATTGATAGCTTCTTGTGCGCCTTTAGCTATTATCGTCTCAATTCCAGCGTTATTTAGCTTTATTATCCAGTCTTTTTGGTAACTAGATACTACTCCACCTTTTACACGTTTCATTTCGATCGCATATAATTTATTGTTTATTATCACAAATAAATCAGGTATGCCAGCTTTTACGCCTAGTCTAGTATTGCGATTTTTAACAGACCAGCTTTTAGTATATGTTGAATTTGGTGTATGCCAATAAGACAAATGCCGCAGTTCCATATACTGGACTGCGGCTATTTGTTCTTGTTCTTCGGTTGGTATCATTTAATATTATCTATAGCTTTATTAAATTCATCATCATCTTGTTGGTTAGTGTCACATAAGTTCATATTACCTCCTAAAATGGCACTTTGCTAAAATCAAAGTCATCATCAATATCTTCAAGCACTACATCTTGCCTAGCCTTGCCAAGTTTTTCAACCATTTTGTTATCATTATCGTATTTGTTTTGTTCGTCTTTTTTCTCGTATGGTTTGTTTATGTATAATTTACCGTTCCAATCTTTGCTAATTGGTAAAGTATCAAGCTGCACTGTAATTGTGCTTTCGTGTTGACTTACCCACGCTGTACCGATTGTTTGATAGACGTTTTTAT